AAAGTTAGGATTATCTAAATACACTACAGGGCGTCCATGCAAGAATGGACACTTGACTTATAGGTATACGGTATCAGCGTCCTGTTCCGCTTGCGTACGCCCGAAGTTCGTTAAGCCTCCGCAGGTCTACGATCCGAGGTATATGGAACGTCCAGAAGCCGTTGAGAAGGGAATGTCGCAATACACCACTGGCAGGCCGTGTAAGCGTGGACACTTGACTTATAGGTATACGGTATCAGCGTCCTGTTCCGCTTGCGTACGCCCGAAGTTCGAGAAACGTACCGATCCAGACCTTGTGAATATGAGGATAAGAGTGTGGGATGAACACGTAGCTGAGGTCGACGCCATAATGCATTTCATGGCAGTGATTAGAGTGCCGTCGTTAACGATGAGATATGTTACTTTTAATAATAGACGTACTTCGGTAGGCGCTGGTACATCACTCAGGCACTACCGTGTACATAAAGACGACCACGACTCTCTGAAGGCGATGCTTGTTGCTAAGTTTAATGAAAGGGTAACATCTCCGCTCGCTATCCAGGATAGACCAAAAACTCTGTTTGAGTCTGGACTAGTAAGCGCCCATTCGCCCGGATAAGGATCGTCGTCACCAATCAACCAAAGCGCAATTAATTTAATTCGTCGCCCGGTAAATTCCTTTTGCACTGTTAATAATTCCCAGCCACGATACTGTTCACGGGGAGTGTATATGCACTCTACCGGTTCTATTTTATGTTCAGCCCAGTTAATCATTTATTTAAATACTCCCATTTTTCGGCGGAGAATGGTGTCCATTGCAATCCGTCAGACATAATCCCCGCATTTGTTGCAAACAAGTGGTGCATCTACGCAGTTAGAACATGGCGGGGATATGTGGCACGAGCACGCCCCTTGTCGGATATACTCAAATAGCCCATCGCAATCACTACTGTGCATACATTTATCCCCTTCCGTTTTTCTGGTGTGTATGCGGCATTCATAACCACACTTAGGGCAATACCGCTGATCAATTGGTATTTGAGCATCACAACATTCTGTAATAATAACTTCATCATCCGGCGGCATCTCATCCGCGCAGTTAATCCATGTTATTTGCATACTTCCTCCTTAAACGAGTACTCTACTCCTGGTATGTTCCAGTCTGGCGTGTCGTGCTACGGAAAATAAGAATTTGCGTATTGGTATAACGTCTCCGCTTGCTATCCATGCTCGGCCAAAAACTCTGTATGAGTCTGGACTAGCAAGCGCCCACTCGCCCGGATAAGGATCGTCGTCATCCATCAGCCAAAGCGCAACTAATTCAATGCGCCTCCCGGTAAGTTCCTTATGTCCTGGCAACAATTTCCTACCGCGATACTGTTCACGTGGGGTGTATATGCACTCTACCGGCTTAATTTTATGAACTTTCCAGTTAATCATTTTTAATTTGCCGGCAAAAAAACCGCAATCATCAGTCCGCATATCACCAAAAGCAATCGGCGGTTCGCTGTCATCCCCCCACCATGCGCGAGCGCCTTCCATAACTTCATCGTTAAAATTCCTGCTGCACTCTTTATTAGCGCATTTTTGACTGCAAAATCGTTTGTCTAGGTAGCAGATCATAAACTTTTGAGGTTCTCAAGCATTAACGATGGATCGGTGTTGTTACACCAAGCGATGTATCCGTCTGTTTCGTCCCCCTCTCCGCATACAAAACCCTGTTTCTTATACAGTGGACAGTCTCGGCAGTCTTTTCTTATGAACTTGGCGCAAAGTGCGCAGGTTGAGGAATCTATGTCAAAGGCTTCTCCAAACTCATCTGAAAGCCAACCACAATCCGCATCCAGCATGTGTTTGTTGAGATTCTCTTTGGTCAGTCCCTCCCACTTCTTAATCGAATGTAGGATTGCCTCCTGCTCGGTCATTTCAGACTTGGCATCTATGGGGTAAAACTCTTGTTTCCAGCTTTCTATGCTCATTTTGTATTTACCTCCACACCACATAAGCCAACGCCGCAATAATGCAGATTATAATAATCCACACCTTCGTCTTGCTTTCATCGCGCACCCGGTAGTCCTTCATATCCTTCATAAAGAACGTGTGCATTTCCTCACTAACTCTTCTTTCTTTCATTTTAAAAATCTCCTATAAGTTATCATACAAACGCGCGTGCAACAATTACATCGTTAACCATCTCATACGCCCGCGCCGCGTCGACTGCTGCAGGGATCAATCTACCCGGCGAATCCTTATGTATAAACAGTCTCGGCTTTGCGTTGTCTGGCGCAACGGTGTTATTGACCCTACCGTCAGTGAGTGCAGGGTGATATTCATATCCCATATCGTACAACATTTCTTTCCGTTTATTATACGACAGACGGCGTGCGGCTCCAATTCGTTCCAGAAGGTTATTCACCTGGATACTGCTTATCCACCCTCCTATAAATCCCGGCACGCCTTGATCAATTGCTTCGCGAATCTCCTGCTCAATGATCCCCAGGCTCGCACTTATCGCCAAGGTCGTACTGCTAGTGTGCGGCGCGCGCTCCATGCAACCGGTAGCCGGGTTAAATTCGTCAGGTATTGGATAAGTGTGAAGTAACTCGCTGACTATTGCATACCCGCCCTCTTTCAGCCAATCATACAATTTGACAAAATAACCATCCGTCATTCCATCTCGCTTGAGGTCTCCAACTTCTTGTTGTGCTGTAAAGAACACTGCGAAACGCCTATCGTTCTTTGTTTTCCTGATAGCGTCTTTATGATTGGAGTTGAATATAAAGTTACCGCACACGCTCGTAGTAACCTGGTCGACACCTTTACCTTCAATTTCAAGATTATCCCCCGTGATCATCGGTTTCAATTCTTCAATAACTTCCCGCTTATGTTCGGCTACATATATGTCTTCCACACCGTAGAACAATTTACCAACCAGCCAGCTATTAAACTCTTTCGCCAGCTTGCTCGCTTTCGGCCAGTGAACGTATCTATTTCCAATAGCTTCAGCTACGCAACGAGTAAACAAAGTCTTCCCGTTACCTTCCACGCCTTGTAACAACGGTGCCCATTGGAATTTGACGCCTTTATGCTGCACGCACGCCGCCATGTAGCATAACAATATCTGCCGGTCACGCTCATCGGGTAGAACTTTTGCCAGATGATTGAAGAATAGAGTACCGTCGCCAACCTTACGCGCCACCTCTACGGGCCAATAAGTATTCACATAACTGTGACCGTCACGCTCGGTAATGCCACCGGGCTGAAGATTTGGTTTGAACCAAGTACTATCTACTTTAGGGCAACGAAAAGCTTGAGACTGGCTGAACGCTTCCCATGCGTCCTTTGTCGTCTTATCATTCGCATTGTCCAAGGTGAACATGTAACCGCCGTAGGTTACCTTGAACTGTTCTGGCCTGAGCAGTTTACCGCCTGGAATGAACACCCGGTGGATGTCGCTGACATAGACGCAGCCTGCAAACAGTTTTAACTGGTCCTCGTTAGATATGAACGTGATGCCCTCAACCAACTTTGGGACTGGCTGCTCTCCTGTTGGAACAACAATAGTGCTGACTTCTTCCATCGACCTATCGCTTAATACTTCGACTTGTCGACTTATGGCGCCGGTTATTGTTCGAGGTAGGTAATCTTCTCGTTCGTATTTATCACGCACCAATCCTGACTTCAACATCAACCGTTCAATCCTGGCGCAGTCTTTGCCGGTCCAGAATGCTAAATGTTGAGCGAGCGCTGCATCTGCACTGCTGCTATCGTAAGGTCTTACGGGATCAGGATACGCTAACGCTAATGCTGATACGTTACCTGACCACAAGTCGGCAAACGACGCTTTGTTGCCAAATACGCTACCTACTGACTTTGATCTGAGAGCTCGGCGTATTAATTCTTCATCGTCTACCGGACCTTTCCAACCTTCACATGGGCCTACCGACCAATCAGCTTGCTCGACGCTTTCCGCAGCAAGATACGTAGAAACCAATCCAGGCAATAAGTGACTAGCATCAAAAGCACAAGAGCCGACGGCACCGGTGCCGGTAAGAGCCACGAATCGACGATTAGTGTAAAACTCCAGCCCCAAATCAGTATTCTTACAACCGTGATGAGTAATTCGACCGCTACCAAAAATATGTAATCCTTTTCCACTTTGCGATACCTCCACCGCACAACCGTTAAAATACGAACATAGGCCGACTGCCAATGGTGACCATGTATTATCGGGCTGCAAGCAATTATCGACATCAAGAAACCAAAACGGATCGTTATCTGAGAACGAGAAACCGACGCCGTAATCAACGCCATAGTTAGCCGCAGCAGCGATTGCGGTTCCCGAATCAGTCCAATATTGAGGATCGTGGGCCGATACCACACTACCTGTACGAAAATCGCATGGCAACTTATCCATTTTCCCAGGCCTGCTTAAACTAGGGACTAGCTTATAAACGATAAACTGCTTATACGCTGCCATCGGCGCGAGTGCTGCCGGTAAGCTTAGCATTATTGCAACGTCGCTAGAGCTTTACTCTTTAACTCAGGGTCGGCTTTCTGTGCGTGCTTATCACCACAAGCCAAACCTTGAGCAACCACGCTGAGCATATTGTTATGAACAGCTGTACGCATTATCGTTCGTCTGAAGTCGGTCATTGTTCCAAAGTACTTACTGACCAACCCTTCTGCACAACCTGCTTCAGTGGCCACCATTTGTCGAGTCAACGTCGACCAACCGCCACTCCTATTTGCGACGATCAACGCTGCCTTCAATATCTGCATCTTGCGATCGTCTGGTTTTAATCTGCTCATGCTTCCACCTCAAAAGATGACGCTTGTTTATAACTAACTTTAAACCCCGATGCGTTGCGATGACCGCCTCCGCCATACATTAACGCTATTTCAGATACGTCTACACCTTCGTCTGTCGACCTGAGGCTAAATTCCCTACCTGTCGGTGTATCGTAATAACACGCCCCGAAAGGATTATTAAGAGCCAAAATATGACCAGCGTCGCTTGACATTGTATAAGGTAGATTAGCAACCTCGACACAATACCCTCCAATATTCATTACACGAGTCGTTATTTTTAGTAGTTCATTTATGTCTTTGAAATGTTTACGCTCGATAACTTCACCTTCGTTTCTCAATATTTCCGTATTGCATATCATTAGATCATCCCAAACCTCGAAGTCGTAGGGATAGGAAAACAGGGCAGCTTGAATTTCTCTAGTGCCGTATAGTATAAACTTCCACAAATCTCTATCTTCGATATGTTCCAACAATGCCGGTGGGTTTTTCAACGGAAAGAAAAATAACCATGTGAGCATAGTACCGCTACGATCCATATCGAAGATAGTGGACACGTTATCTGGTAACTTAACAAGTCCCTCAAAAGCCGTTTTGTGATGGTCTATGATAAGTATATTCTCGGCAACTTCAGCCATTCGTATAATGACGTCACGCTTATAACTAAAATCGACAATTATCACTTGTCTATCAGTAACGTCCGGTGGTTCCTCTCCATGCTTAGCAGAAAAAAACTCTACATTATCTCCGTAATACTTACGAACAACCCATGCTGCACCAAAACCATCAGCGCAATTACCGTGATAAATACATAATCTTTTTTTCATAACGTTCCTGCTCCTGTTACAAATTTAGCGTAACCGCCGTTCGCGTTGACTAGTTCCAACCATTTGAGCTGCGCAACCTCGCGCTCGTCGCCTGAATATATCCAACCGCCCTTTTTACATTCAACCGAAACAAATTGAGCAACGACCTGACCTACATGCTCATGGTTAATGCGAAGCTTGCGCCAGCCAATGAGATCGCTTGACTTGATCACTTTGTTAAGCTTCGCGCTGTCGTTAGCCAAACCATAACGCACTGGGCGCCCATCCTTGTCGGTAAGGACCCCAACATTGTTACGGAACAAATGGGCACCCTTGCGTGAAGCTTCCAATCTAACATTAGCCTGCACAGAGGCTTCGCTTTCATCCGACCCGCCAGCACTTAAGTCGTGATGTAGTCCGAACATCGTCTCAAGTTCGTACAATGCTTGAGCGCTTACACCATGGCGTAACGCCCATTTAGTAATATCAACGTTCACCAGTTTCGCTCCTGATAATTAATCGCCATGCTCTCATCATGAGGTCGCAAGTTTTTTTGTTATAAGGGTCGTCATCAGGACCATGCGCTCTTGTAGGAGTAGTAGTGATCGTAAGGCCGCGAACCTTTGGGAATGAATAAATTTTGACCTTAAGAAGAATACCGTCTTTTATTTCATATCCGTTTTTCTTCAGATTTATTCGGATGGGTGTCACATTTACACACAACATGTACGCGAGTGACTTGACATGCCCATCAGCCTTATACGTACCATCGGCGCGCAGCTTAGGCTTCTTTTCAAATTTCCAAATTTCACCATCGTCGTCTTGAGCAATCCATTTAAACTTTTTCACGTAACCGCCTCCTTATGTCTTTAACGTTCCAATGACATTTACCGTTCTTTCCGAAGCGGCGCGACGGCTCGGGTATATGTCCGTATTTGATTAAAATTTTTATTGTCGTTTGTGGCGATAAATGGGGAACTAAGCTATGTATCTCTACAGCATTTATATAACCATTATCCGGCAGTCTCGCCAACCAGTCAGGAATTTTGTTCATTTGTGAAGTATGCCTCAGCATTGACCGTCCCGTCAATACCGTTAGCTGTTAATTCTCGATTTATCTTCTCGACCAGCTCGCTCGCTTCCCGTGAACCGAGCGTTTGCGCCCCTGCTACGTCGACACCGAACTTATGATAGAACCGACGATAGCTTTGGCTTTCAGTCAACCCTTGGGAATCTTGCAAACCAGCCCACCACGCAAGAGCGTTACGCAAGTCAGATTGTGCCTGCTGCCGTTCCCTGTGACGTTTGCGTACAGCACCCTCGACGATAGGCGTAGCTCCCCATGGTATAACAGGGTCGGCGTCTATACGTGCAATTTCTCCACGCATGGCAGCAAGCGTTCGTTCATCAAGTTCGAGAAGATCGCCGTCGACAAATTCAGGAGACGATCGGGATGCCGGTTCGGGGTAGAATCCGCAATGTGGGCAACATTTATGGATACGCTCGTAAGGCTGTACGCATTCAGGGTTGGCACAAATCCGATAAGGTATTACGTCAGACTCACCGCTGCTGCGTTTATTGCGTCTGTCAAGAGTCCACGCTCTAGGAATATCGGGCGGTCCTCCGTGTCGTAACACATTGCCGACGTGATCAAACAGTATACCGTAAGGCTTATCGCTTTGGGCGAGATACCTTAATCTAAACTCATCAGTATAAGTATCCCATTTGCTTGCAATGTCGTCCGGCAACAATAAGCGCAACATTCTGCCGAACTCCTGCGCGTATAAATTGAAACTATTATGGTGACATAGCATCGATACGCATTCTACAGCCGGAACGTCGACACCTTCACCCACAATACCGACATTTGTTAACTGTAAAATCTCCCTACGTCTGAATCTTCGCATAATATCAGCGCGCAATAATGGGGGAGTCTTACCGGTAACAACTTCTGCCGGAATCCCCGCTTGCCGGTAAGCCGCTGCGAGTTCTGTCGCTGCCGCAACGTCAACCGTGAACGATATGCCCAACTTACCGGCAGCTCTTTCCAGATAATGGCGCACAGCATCGCCGACGATGGTACGTGACGCATGTATTGCCGACGACAATTCCTGATGATTAAACTCTCCGCCAGCCGTAACATGTACGTTACTGATATCCACATCGGACGGAGGGCAGTAGATTTTATATTTACTTAGGTATCCGGTAGCTATTAACCAGCTCATTTCAGGACCATGCACCATAGCGTCGGCCAGACCGTCAGCATGTCGCCCCAAACCTTTACCGTCGGCCCGCCCAGGTATGGCGGTAACCCCGAGACCACGAGCGTGCGGAAAGAGGCTCACCGCTTTACCCCAAACGTTATTTGCCAGCAAATGATGACAATTGTGAACCACTATCCCGTTTGCGATGTAAGTGTGCAATCCTTCAACTTCGATATTGTAGACATAACCGTTTCCGTCATAATCATTTCGTTCTTGAACCTCAACACTGTCCACCCTAACCCATTTAAGAAGTCGTCTTTCTTCTTGTAGCACCTCATCGTTAATAGTTAAATTACCGGCTTCTACCCAACCACGCTTTGTATAAAAAGGATGACCCGTCGTGCATTGTAGCTCATGGTGCGACCCGCATATAACGCGCACCATGTGTTTAGGTTCTGGATTTTTAAACAGACGAGTTACCATACGAATCTCTATCGAGCCTGTAATCTCGTTAAATGCTTCGACGTGATCTCCTACTTTAAGCGTCTCTATTGGTTTTCCGCTAACCAACGTTCCGGCAGGAAAGCATTCATCCACGACCCAAAGCTTAACTTGACCGAACCAAGGCTCGTTGCGGTTGACTAAAGTATTTACTCCAGCCACAGCGCTCTTGGCATTAGGGTCGACATAATTATTGCCAAACTCAGCAAGCTGTAGAATTGTGCATAACTTGGCTAAAGATTTTGGGCCTATAACCTTATGGCGCAATCCATACTTGGCCAGCGCCATGGATGATTGGCTTACCAGTTCGGACCGATGGGCTATCGCAACTGACGGCCCAGGTTCGTCGCTCATAACGCTTGCAAAGGTTGGAGTTTTGCCCCCACCGGTAGGCATACGTAAGATGACCACACGGTGGCCTTCAGCCCATTTACTGTTTACATCGGATTTAGCTGTTATCTGATATGGCCGGAGCTGCATATTTCTTCCTTTTGTTATATCTCATTCTGATTTCTTTCACCTTTTCCGGGTTGTTTGCAATCCATCGCTCCCTATATTCTTTCATTTTCTCAGGGTGTTTGGCTCGCCACTTCATGACACTTTTCGTTCGCTTATCTTTATTGTCTGAATAGTAAACGCGCTGGTATAAATTGTAACCATCACGGTCCCCGTCTCTGCTCACTTTAGCTTTGCGAGCCATGCACGCTTTACATACAGCCATTCGACTTGGACGATCGGTGCGCTTGTAGAACTTGTCTAACTCTTTCTCAATTTTACAGTCTTTACATACTTTCATAACTCCCCCTATTGACACGTCCGTCAATTATGATCTATCATTGTCCGGCAGTCAATTAAAAATAAGGAGTAACAAGAAATGGAAATGAAATTTGATGTTAGGTACCTATCGCCGTCAGAACGTAGCCACATTGCGCAGTTCGTACAGAATTGGCCTGATCAACAAGAGACGCTTGACTCGCCAGAAAGCGAGGTTCTCTCAGCAGCCTATGTTACTGGCGAAACCGAAGAACAACGCCTGGATGACGAGCAAAAAAAGGACTTGAGCGACGAACCTGCCCCCAGTTTTGCGGATGTCGCAGCGTCGCTGATTGTCCAAGAGGATACGCAGGCTACTACTTCTCAACCGTCGAGCGCCCCGCCTCCCCCTGCACCGCCCGCCGTTCCATTGGTGTCGACTGCTGCACAAGCTACCAACAACCCTGTGCCAGTAGATAAAGAAGGTTTACCGTGGGACGCTCGTATCCATTCCTCATCACGAGCGATAATTGCCGATGGGACCTGGAAATTGCGCCGAGGTGTGGATGTCACGGAAGTAAGTGTGGTTAAAGATCAACTGCGCCAATTGATGGACGTGCCCCACGCACCACCACCCCCGGCTGCTCCAGTTAAGTCTCATTATCTTGCAGATCAACCAGGTTTTCAGCAGCAGGTAAGCATGACTGAGTTGATAGGTCGCATGTCTTCCGCAATAGTTGCTGGAAAACTTACGCCTGCTCAGATAAATGAGGCGTGCGTTAAACATGGGGTGAGCGAGTTCGTATTGTTAAGCAGCCGTCCCGATCTGGTACCAATTATCGACGCTGAAATGAAGGCTATAGGGGTATGAAAACGACAACACTTAATGAGATAAGGAAGTACGGACCCTGCTCGTCAGGTTGGGGCAGGTTACTTAAGCATCTAGGTAAGACTGAAGCGGACGAGGACGAGTTAAGTTTCATTACAATACTTGAGTCTAACGGGATAATGGACGCTATCTGGTGCTTAAGGGTGCTTCCTGACTACGATCTTGATGTAATGAGATTCAAACTAAAATGCGCTCGTAGAGTTGAACATATTGATACCACAGGAGTCGCTAAGTCCACATTGGACGTTGTTGAACGATTCATAGCCGGTAACGCTAGCAAAGAGGATTTGTGCGCTGCTGCTCGCGCTGCTTACGCTGCTTATGATGCTGCTCGCGCTGCTGCTGCTTACGCTGCTTATGATGCTGCTGCTGCTTACGCTGCTTACGCTGCTGCTGCTGTTGTTGCTGTTGGTAACGCTTACGCTGCTGTTGACGCTGCTGCTGAGCGTGAGTACCAAACTATGATATTTAAGGAGTTGTTTAAATGAGCGCTCATAGTTTCTTACCGCCGTCTGGTGCCAAGGCTTGGAGAAAATGCGCAGCTTGGCCATCAATGAACAAGAATTACCCTCGTGAGGATACCGAATCGTCGAAGGAGGGTACGGCTGCCCATTGGGTAGCGTGGGCAGTATTATGGGAACAACCGATCAGTGCGGGAATGGAAGCGCCAAACGGCACGCTAGTCACTGATGAAATGCTTGACGGCGCCGACATGCTTGTTGATGAGATTCGCAGGCAATTTCCTGACGGGTTGATGCAAGTAGAGCAAACCTTACAAATACCTTCAATACATCAGGATTGTTTCGGCACTCCTGATGTATGGGGGTTTGATGCTAAAAAACGCATATTGCGATGCATTGATTACAAATTCGGTCATCGCTATGTGGATGAGTATGAAAATGAGCAAGGTATTTGCTACATTGAAGGCGCAATGATTCAATTGGCCGAGAAGTTAGATATAGGTATCGGAAGACTGGATCAAATGATCACCGTGGAATTTACGGTTGTTCAACCTCGTTGCTTTTATAAAGGTAAACCGATTCGCACATGGTCGTTTAATGGCGCTGATATGCGCGGCCTCGTGAACGATCTTCACAGGGCTGCTGAGTTGGCTTACGAACCTGAGCCTACTATGACCACAAATAGTGAGTGCGGGGATTGTTCCGGCAGACATGTTTGTCCGGCATTCCAGAAAGCTATTTACAGTGATATGGAAATGTCAGAAAAATCATTACCTTTTGACATACCACCAGCGGCGGCGAGTTTAGAATTAGCATTACTTGAACGTGCAATGAAACGCATGGAAGGTAGAGTCGGCGGTTTACGAGAAGTGGTACTGGCAAACATTAAATCAGGTCTACCTGCCCCTTTCCACGCCGCCGAACAAACATACGGACATCAGCGCTGGACTTTGCCAGATGATCAAATTATAGCTATCGGGCAAATGTACGGAAAGTCGTTATCGAAACCCGGAACATTAACACCTTCACAAGCAATTAAATTAGGTGTTGACGAGAGCGTCATTAAAGCGTACAGTGTAACACCGTCAAGCGGAGTAAAATTGGTACCGTTTGATAATAAAGACGTTTCAAGAATTTTTAAGGAGTAATAAAAATGTCAGTAAATATCACAAGCCCGGTCGGGCGTATCGTCATGGGCAATTTATATAAAGCAAACGATAAGGATGCGGACGGCAACCCGCTAGTTGTAAAGAGCGGCCCTAATATCGGGAAACCTCGCATTCAATACTTCTTTGCTTTAGCTGTCCCAAAGAACCCAGGCGAAACTCATTGGGCACAAACAAGTTGGGGCGCTAAGATATGGGAAGTTGGTAATAAGGCGTTCCCAAACATCGCTCAATCTCCAACATTCGCTTGGAAGATTGAAGACGGAGATAGCCCTATTCCAAATAAAAAAGGTAGAAAAGCTTGCGATACTGAAGGTTTTGCTGGAAATTGGGTCATTAAATTCAGCACAAGTTTCGCCCCTAAAATATATCGCAAGGAAGGTTCCGGGTTTGTGCAGGAAGTTACGCCGGACTATGTTAAGCCTGGTTATTATGTGGAAGTCAATTTCACAGTGGACGGGAACGGCTCGCAGCAGCAGCCTGGGGTTTACGTTAATCCGAGCTTGGTATGCTTTACCGCATACGGTGAGGAAATAATTACCGGCCCTGACGTAAACGCCTGCGGCTTCGGACAAGCCCCGCTACCGGCTGGAGCCAGCGCTGTACCTTTGGCCACATCTGTGTTGCCAGGGGCACCCGCTGTAACACATACCCCTGCTCCCGTTACAGTAGTCCCAAACCTGGCATTCGGCTCCGTACCGGTCGCACCACCTCCTGTTCCCGCGGTTAGTAAAATGACACCTGCTGCAAACGGTGTAACTTACGAGGCGTATAAAGCGGCTGGTTGGAATGATCAACAATTAATCGACGCAGGGTTGATGACACCATGAGCATACCGGTACTAGATCATGGATACGTTGATCTGGTAGAGACATGGGGTAGCGACGAGTCTATTGTCGAAGCTGCTCGCATGTCGACCGGTAAAGGTTTCCAAGGATGGGAGATAAGGCAATACGCCGACGTGGTAGCAACGGTGCTCGCTGAGAAGTTTCCTAAAACTATGGAGTTGTTTAATAATGAAAACGACAACACTTAACGAGATAAGAAAGTACGACCCCTGCTCGTCAGGATGGCGTAGGTTACTTAAGCATCTAGGTAAGACTGAAGCCGATGACGATGAGTTAAGTTTCATTACGATACTTGAGTCTAACGGGATATATGACGCTATCTGGTGCCTAAGGGTGCTCCCTAAGTACGATCTTGATGTGATGAAGTTCAAACTGGCATGCGCTCGTAGAGTTGAACATCTTGACCCGACCGGAGTCGCTAAATCTACACTGGACGTTGTTGAACGATTTATAGCCGGTGACGCTAGCAAGGACGATTTGCCCGCTTATGCTGGCGCTGCTGCCGGTGACGCTGCTGATGCTGCTTATGCTGCTGCTGCTGCCGGTGCTGCTGATGCTGCTGCTGATGCTGCTGCTTATGCTGCTGCTTATGCTGCTGCTTATGCTGCTGCTTATGCTGCTTATGCTGCTGCTTATGCTGATCGCGCTGCTGCTGAGCGTGAATATCAAACTGAAATATTTATGGAGATATTTAATAATGAAAAAGATTGAAAAGCTTGCTAGCAATATGTGCGATCTAGCACAAGTAAGCAACGACCCTTATTACAAAGGTGTTGCTAACGGTTTACAGTCAGCACTTAATATCTTCTATAACAAACCGAACGATCCTGTACCGTTCGACGCTGCTGAAGGTATTCATTTATTTCCGATGCGCGTTAGATCGATGAATCGTAAATACGATCTTCCTGTTAACAATGTGCCGAGCTTGCCAGAAAATGTGATGCTGAGATTATCGCAATTCAAATCAATAATGCTCAAAGAAATAGGGGAAATTGACGACATTATGAAAGACTATAACAATAGCGACATGACAAGCACCCTGGTCGCAATAGCCGACCTGCTTGCTGATATCACCGTTTATTGTCGGTCGGAAGCGGTCAGATATGGGATACCTCTCGAAGAAGTATTGCAAATCGTAATGGATAGCAACGATACGAAACTTGGCGCCGACGGTAAGCCTATTAAAGATGCTGACGGGAAGTTTCTGAAAGGTCCAAACTTCGAGCCGCCTGAGCCTGCAATCCGAGAACTACTTTTAGAGAGAATGACAAATGACACACCACATACTTAAATCTGTCGGTAAGCAATACGACAACATTGCTTCCGGCAAACGTAGCGCAATGAATCGATACAATGACCGTGGATTTTTGCCGGGAGATACGGCAACGTTACGCAAAGGTGAGTTGGATAACACAGTAGCCGAAGGGTTCCGATACACTGGCGAGCAGTACGATATTATTATTACCGATGTGGATGACTTCGGGTGTCAACCGGGGTACGTCACACTGTCAATAAATTCCGATAGCGTGCTGGTTGTTCATGACACGCCTGAGTTTTTAAAGGAGCAAGCGGAATGACAACGCTAACAAACAAAATAAGGGATGAAGTTAGAACCAAGTTACTGAAGGAAGCGTTCGAGCCAAAGTTTGCAGACTTGCGTAATCATATAGCTCAGCACGCGAGAGAATGGCGACATATCAATCACCCGGTATTTGAAGAACTTCTCAAGCATAAGGATACTGATAGATATTTAGACAAACGACCGTTTTATATGGTTAGAATAGGTATGGGTACCGCAAAGATTCCAAGCTATGATGACTCAGTTAACGATTACAAATTGAAAATTGATGAAGTTCTTGTGCCTAGCGCACATGCTGACAACTTTTACTTAGTAGACGATACTATACTTAATGAATATCATTCCATATGGGAGCGATATAAAAACGCAAGTGTTGAACTGTTCAAGGTGCTCAGATCATATCGCACGCGCGAGAAGCTACTTATGGATTTTCCTGAGTACGAAAAGTATTTACCGGCTATTGAAGTTAAGAAATTACCAGCGTTGATACCGTCCGAAGCGCGTGCCAAGCTTACGGCTTTAGGGATACCTGCGGGGAGGTAATATGGGAGTGCTTTATAAATTGACTTTTCCTAACGATAAAGTTTACATAGGCATGAGTACAGTTTCCTTGCTTAGCAGAATACACACTCATAGAAATAGGGCAAAAGCTGATAAACCTAAACTTATAGTTCATCGGGCTTGGAAGTTGTACGGAGAACCTTTGATAGAAACGTTAGCCGTTGTGGAGAACGACGATCTGCCAGCAACTGAGATAAGAGCTATTAAGGTGTTCAATTCGTTCGGCGCTGGTGGTTACAACTTAACGCCAGGTGGGGAAACTAGCCCAATGAAGGTGCCTTCTGTAGTTGAAAAAGTTAGGGCGTTGGCATTAACACCTGAGAGGATTGCTAGAAACATTGAGGTTCATTTAGGATCGAAACGTTCAGCAGAAACTTGCAAACTGATATCGGAGACTTTAAAAGGTGTTGGTCTAGGGATACCTAAGAGCGTCGAACACCGAAAGAAGCTATCGGATGCTAATAAAGGCAAATCGTTTATTATTGGTAGAAAGCTGTCAGATAAAACTAAGCGTCAAATGTCTGAGTCAGCCAAGAAGTTTTGGCAAGAAAGAAAATTAAATGGGTACGGCAATCACGAGTGGTATTGGTCTGGAAGGAAACATTCCGAAGAAACTAAAGCTAAATTATCTGCTATTGCGAAAGCGCGATCTGCTAAAAATAAGGCTAATAATGAATAAGTTAGCGTTATATGACACAGAGTGTGTTAAGAACTATTGGCTTCTGAAGTTCCGACCGATCGGACAGAAGTCAATAGTTCTGAGGCTTCTTGCCGGGCAGTCATTTGATGCGCCGCGTATCCAGCTTATTCAATACCTATTCAAAGAACATACTTCGATAAGCTTTAATGGCATCAATTACGACGTTGCTATGATAACTGCTGCGATAAGCGGCTATACCCCGGAGCGTCTGAAGGTTATCAACGACCGTATGATTGTTGAGAAAATCAAACACTGGCAGCTTGGTTTGCCGAAATGGGAACCAGCAGATCATATTGACTTGATAGAGGTAGCGCCCGGTGCAGGAAGTTTGAAACAATATGCCGGGAGAATACATTCAAAGAAAATTCAAGACTTGCCGTACCCACCAGATAAAGCGTTAAGTAATGATGAAATTGAACAGGTTGAACTATATTGCGAGAACGATCTGGATGTTCTTGAAGATTTATGGAATGCGTTGCAACCACAAATAGAGCAGCGTATCGCTTTATCTGAACGCTACGGTATTGATTTGCGCAGCAAGAGCGACGCGCAGTTGGCTGAGACGGTGCTTAAATCTCGATGTGAAGCTGCTGTCGGGCAAAGAATATATAAACGTGATGTTGATTATAACATGACGTGGGGATATACGCCGCCAAATTATATTGCGTTTGAATTACCGCAATTGCGAGACGCCCTTGACCGTGCGAAAGAATCCGTTTTTAGTTTATCCGCTTCCGGCACTGTCGAAATGCCGTCACAATTGGAAGGTTTAGAAGTGACTGTCGGATTGACAACTTATACTATGGGTATCGGCGGCTTGCATAGTCAGGATAAACGAGCCGTGTACCGTAGCGATGAACGTGATGTGTTGTTAGATCGAGACGTTGCTCGATATTATCCACAGTTGATGATAAATTCAGGTAGATGGCCTACCTCATTAGGTCCAAATTTCATTGAGAGTTTTAAGGATATTGCCGACGAGCGTTTGACTGCTAAACGCACATTGCAGAACTTGAAGAAGCTTGGAATAACCAGCGGGGATGAATACTCTAAAGCCAAAGTCGGCGACGATGGTGGTAAGATTATGATTAATGGCACGTTCGGAAAGTGCGGTAGTCAATACAGCATACTCTTTGCACCGGAAATGTTGATTCAAACGACTCTCACTGGTCAACTATCCCTATTAATGTTGATTGAATGGCATGAGCATTACGGCATACCTGTAGTATCGGCAAACACCGACGGCATTGTTATTAAATGTCCGCGTGATAAAGTATCCTTGAGCGAAGCTTTGGTGCATGAGTGGGAGAACCGAACTGGCCTGGAAATGGAAACAGTTGAATACCGATCGATTTACTCGAGAGACGTAAATAATTACTTTGCGGTCAAGTCGGACGGTAAAGTCAAACGTAAAGGGGAGTACGCCATATCAGGTTTGGTTGAGAAAAAGAATCCAGACTCTGAGATATGCTCCGACGCAGTGGCGGCGTTCATTGCTGACGGTATACCTCTAATGCACACGTTAGCAGAGTGCAGAGATATCCGCAAATTCGTGACGATACAGAAAGTATCTGGCGGCGGTGTCAAGATGTGGGGAGAAGGTCCGCGTAAGAATACTAAAGTGCGCGACATGCTGAACACATTGCTGGCTAACGGATGGGTTAAGAGTGGCAGGTATTGGGTGAGACATGGAATGTTGAGTAACGCTCACGATGCGTACACTGCGTGTTTTAAACCTCAGGTTCCAGAATATCTTGGTAAGGTGGTGCGATGGTATTATGCGATAAACTCGCCAGGCCCTATCGTATACGCCAACGCTGACAAAGTTGTAAGCTTATCGTATGGCGCCAAACCGTGCATGACGTTACCTGACGATTTTCCTACAGATATCGATTACGATTGGTACTTAAAAAAATGCTTGACTATATTAAATGATGTAGGTTATAGTGACGGTGTTGTCAATAACTAAATGAAATACTTTACACATGCAACACGAAAAGGCCCGGGCCGAATCACAACAGACATTCAGCAAACTAGCAAGAGCTGCGAACAATGGATTATGCGGCTTGAGGCACGTGGTAGGTCCAGCCGGAAGATTGGCATTAGAGGGTAAGTTATGCAAGAAGAAATGAATTTATCGAAATGGGCCTGGATGATGGATTACTGTAAAAAGCAACGTATTCCACCAGCACAAACTTGGGCATGGGATGAAGCTAAAGCAGCATACGAATCTGTAACAAAAACCGCGCCGGGCGGTTCCCGGCAATTTGATGGAGTATGAAAAATGAAACAAGCAATTTTAGCATTAGCATTAATTATGGCAGCAAGTTCGGCAAGTGCTACAGGTACGTTGCCTCCAATACCTGTAACCGTAGTTAATTTCCCTGAGGTAACTCCCCCAGCACCAGCCTCGCAACCGCAACCAAGAGAGTCCTGGCTTGCTAGTGGGTGGGAGTCTGTGACTCAGGATGGTAGCCAAACAGTGAATTACCTGAGAATCAGTGAGCCAGGGTTCAGCACAGAAGTTCTATGCAGGCAGTTTCTTCTAAACCGTGACGCCCTTGTGGTAGGCACCGCAGCTAATGGTAAGACGCAAAAGCACGCGGTAGATGCGGATTGTTATATACAAACCCCGGCACCAGTAACTCAATAATACAACAACACTCCGAACGCCTCTCGAAGAAGCGCACCATTCGGGGTCCAGATTTCACCATAGGGAAGATATAGCGCCCCCTTGAACTCGTGGGAAAGTATGGTCCACGCGAAAGCTGGTTATCGTAAATGAGTCAGTAGAACGTCGGAAGTCAATATCCAGTGAACTAGACGTGGCAGCCGGAGAGACGGCACCAACAATATAGTGTGGAGTTTAAAGAATGAAAGTACTTACGAAAGAAGCTTTGGAATACAGGTTAAACAGAGCAAAAAACGACCCGTGTATGGTTGGGTTTATTTTGGCTTTAATACATGAATGCAGAGAGATAGACACATTAACAGTCAGTAAACTGAGGCCTATGAGTGAGGCGCCAAGGAATGGCAAATTTTTAGTGGTTTTAAACTCAGAAGATGATTTTCATGAGTGTAGTTTTTTGTCAGACGGAAGAGTAAAAATTGGAACAGTTGCTATTCGGTATGAGTATTGTGTTGGCTGGATACCCAAACCGATTTATAAACCAGAAGAAATGATATGTCCGGACGCTTGCGGGTAAGAATCAACACTTCAGGGCTTTGAGTTGGGGAAACCCAGGCTGAGGAGCTGAGGGCTTAGAGTCCTGAAGTGTTGGTTAAGCTTAAGGTAAGCTAGTGGGAAGTTATTTTAGCGAAGTCATGACAAGTAACTAATATGATGAGCGTACCACGACCACTATCGCAGTGGTGTCTGTCTGGTTCGATTCCAGAAACCAACCCTAATCTCATCCGGGTAAGTGCCGGAGCTAACAAAGTCAGGGCTTTGCGAAGGAAACTCGAGTGCTATGTACATAAGCAGCGCAGAGCCCTGTCTTTGTTGGTGATTTTAAAAGGTAGGCGGCTGTGACTCTCTTACCCGGCTTGCCGGTTCACGGCACGTAGTGAAATATGTGCAGCAAGACACCAACGCTTGCGGATAATGCCAGAAATGCGAAACAAGAGTGCCTTTATTATACGTTCTTGAGTTCGTTAGACACCGATGCCGCCGTAATCATTATCGGAAAGTTGGATTTATTAATTAAGGGGATAAAATGAAAACGTTATTTAGAATATTAACAACACCATCTTGCTGGATAAGAAACGAAATCACCAATAAATATGTTAGCAATTTTATAAAAAAAAGCTTGGATGATGGTCACGTACCAATAATGATAAATCAATATACTCATAGACTGAATAATAAATGTATTTGGACTTCTAATTACCCTTACAGTTTTGGATATCTTTATAATGATCACACAAAAAGCCTACCTGATAGAAGAACAGTATTTAGACTTTATGACGCTATTATGAAGGAAATTACAAAATGAACACTTTTATATTTGATCAAGGGACAATGTCCGGTATGACTGACGGTCATTTCATCGCAAGCGTCGAACCGTTACTTATGACGCTGCTGGAAAAGGAACTGTTTAAGCGTTTGGTTGCACATGAATGTCCCGGTTGTGACGTATTGGACGGACCTATTGACGACGCTCTGTACTTAATAGATCTAACGTCTGGCGAAGCGCGAGAGGTAGCGACAAAATTGCATACCTGTCTTGAAACATTACAGAAGGATTTAAAATGAGAGATTACAAAATAAATAGTTATCGCAAGACTGCGAAAGTCGACCCTATCGTACTAGCCTTCTTGTCGTTAGTTCTAGCGTATGTTGTTGTTGGTATGTCGTGGAGTCAATTCGGATTTTAAAGGTTGGCGACTAGTCTTTCCTTTGTATAGCGAGACTGTCCGACGCTCGCTTGATAGCCGGTAATGTTGTTTAGTTGTGTCCTTACGTTCTTACAGCACTTCTAAACTACCAAAAATATCAGGGTCGCCGTAAATCATTACCTGAGAATTGCCGGAAGTCGGACAAAATACTTACCAAATGTTCTAACAGCCACATAATAAATATCAGCTATCAGATTACATGTGATCAGCTTGCGTAGTTCTTTGTCCGACCCAGGTCTCCAGTGCTCGCTTAGATTGCTTTCGCGTATCAATTGATACAAAGCATCATGTACGAGAACTCCGAGCTTCGTGCATTTAAAATCAATAGCGCAAGTCGCACCGTCCCATGCGTAACCTTGGTAAATAAACAATTTCCCGTCGGTATCAAGAAACACGTATCCTTGAACAAGACACGGCGCGGTTGGGAAAATGTTAGTTTGAACCACTACATTATTTTTAAGTTTATATTTATATTTCATTGCGAACATACCCTGCTTAATGCCTCATGCTTAGCTTTACAATCTTCATATTGTTCCGATCGCTGCACGCTAGTCCTTAGCACAGTGGACAGCTTTCCGTCATTTGCTCGTGCTTGATCAGCGCAAGGTACTAGCAGGCTTTCTGGTATCGTTCGCTTCGGTTGCTGCGTGGGTATTGTAGAGACGCAAGCCGTCAGCGTCCAGGCCACACTCAGAATACACAGGGTTCTTATCGATGTTTTCATTTACTTTATCTCGCACTTTGATGTAAACGTTTTTGATTACTTCTTTTTCCACTTCAACAAATCTGATTGTT